ACATCCCGAGCTACAGCTACAGATAACGATCAACCTTGTCACATATTCACACATGATCGGATAATCTAGTGTCATAACGACACGTGTCACTTTAACACAGCCCAGCTTCAGCGATCAGCGTCCCAGCTTTTACAGCTAGGGCGCTGTTTCGTTTATACAGCCCTAGGAGCCATTGCAACCCCGCACCCTAGGCAGTACCTTACTCGCGCACTCGATCGCCTCTGTGGGCCATTTACGGCCCCGCAACAGGCGCGCACGACAGCCCACAACCTTTGACAGCATGGAGCCCTAGCGCATGGCTGGCGACTTTGACAGCTACCCTGCCGACTTTGACAGCGAAGAAACCCCGAAGGTCGCGCCCGAACAAACACCGAAAACCGAGTTTGCGCCGGTTTCGGTCGCGGGGGGTGGGCAGGGCGTTCCTACACTTTCAGATCACACGCTATCAAGAGTTAGCGCGGTAGCTGGTGAGAGAGACTATGTCAAGGGACGTAAAGTCTTGGAGACGTTAGGAGATCCGGAGGAGTAGCGTAGCGGTGTGCGAAGTGGTATCGTGCGGCACAACCTTACCCTATCAGTGAGGCGCGTGTGACAACGCTAGAAGACATGAAAGCGTTTTGGGACAAGATGAATCGAGCGGAGTGGTCTGGCCCATCGGTTTGGATGGTCAACCCTCGGGTATATAAGCGGCATAAAGGCATATTCAAGAAGCTCATGCGGAGGCATCGCAAGACGGCCTTGCGGAGATCCGTGCATCGGGCGTATCGCAGGGCAGGGCTTCCACTTCCCAAGGTGTCAAGATGAGTGAAAACGGGAAAGGCGATACGCCGCGCCCGATTGTGGTAGATCGTGAGACATTTGAGCGGAATTGGGAGCAGACGTTTCAGCGTCCAAAGCCCGAAGTCGTAGATCCCCCCACCTCCTAGCCCCATCAGCTATGCTCTGGCACAAGATTGCCCGGAAGACGGGTAAGATTCTCATGTCGTGCAACGCCCCAACAAGGGCTGAAGCCGAAGAAAAGCTCGGGGAAGGCTATGTGGTATCCGATGTGTCGTGGCGATTGGACGTGTTTAAGTTCCAGCCCATCAAGACCGTAGTGACGGATCAGGTGCAGACGCACAGGGATCGGGCGCCGATGTTGCCCGAGGGCCGCATTGGCACGGCGACGGCAAGCCGGATTCTGGGCATTCCCGAGCGGAAGTTCCGTGTCTTGGCAGAGAAGTACAAGATCAAGCCAAAGAAGTTCAAGTACGGCGCTCGGTACGTCAACAGCTACACGCCGCTTCAGATCGAGGCCATTAGGCAATGCCTGTAGAAACGACCTGTCCCGCGTGCCGAGGCTTTCGAAACGTTGCCGCCATCCGTGAGCACAACCTCCGGTGCGCGGACTACGGCGAGCGGGTATATCTGGGGCAAGACGATCCCAGACTGCCCGTGCCGTTGGGCTTTAACCCCAAGCGACCCAAGCGGGAACCGCGTGATGCCTGACGTATCCGTCCTGATCGCCTCGCACCGCTCCCGCTTCCTGACCTACGCCCTCAACTCCATCTGGGCGCAGACCATCGAGCAAGGCGCGATCCAGATTCTTGTCAATTATTGTGAACACCCGTCAAACTTCCTGACGGCGTGGAACGATCTGGCCCGAATCGCCACCGGACGCTACCTCTGCATCTTGGGTGACGATGATACGCTCGAACCGGAGTACCTAGAGCGTACGATCTCGGCCTTGGATGCCACGGGAGCCGACATCGCCTATACGAACGTCAAAGGCGCTCATCGGAACTACGAGGGCTACACGCGCCCGAACCGCAAATACGTTCCGCCAGCCAGCATTACGCTCAAGGAAATGGTCCAAGGGAGCAAGATCTGGCAGTCTTCGCTGGTGCGGAAAACGGCGTGGGATCGCGTCGGTGGCTACGACATGAGCTTGGAGTACGTCCATGACTGGGACTTCTGGGTGCGGGTGATGCAGACGGGCGGTCAGGCGATTTACGTCCCCATTGACGGCTGGACGCACTTCACGCACACCGAGCACCGCGTCACGACGAGTAGCAACCGCGAGCGTGCGGTTGCCGCGTTCTGGGCGAAACACACGGACCTTGCTCGCTTTCGCGAGTCAAACTAGCTTGCAATATGGCGATTTTCAGACGTGATCCGATCACGGGCATGGCCTTACCCCCGATTAAATCCCCCGGCAGACCGAAGGGATCGGTGAATAAGGTCAGTAAGACCATGAAAGAAGCCTTCAAAGAGGCATTTGATCAGTTGGGCGGCGTCCCGAAGCTCGTCGAGTGGGCGGAACGCAACCCGGATAAGTTCTACACGCTGGTGGCGCGGCTCCTGCCGGTCGATATCACGTCGAATGACGAAGCGATTACGCCCACGGTGGTCAAAGTCAATCTGATAGCTCCCAATGCCCCTGCCAAAGCCGAACCCGAGCGAGTCGAAGCAAGAGTTCTTGGATCGTTGCCTCTCGAATCCCACGATGAACAAGGACTTCCCGGACAACAGCCAGAAGTACGCAGTCTGCCTCTCCCAGTGGAGTGAGGAGCGGGAAGGGAAGTTCGATCCCAAGGTGTAATGAGCGCCCTGAACCTCGAAACGCCCATCGCGTTTGGCTTTCTGTTCGACCCGCCGCTCGGTGGCACCCGCTATCGAGTGGCCTACGGCGGTCGCGGCTCGGCAAAATCGTGGCAATACGCCCGTGCCTTGCTCGTCCACGGCCTGTCGCGCAAGCTCCGCGTCCTCTGTGCGCGTGAATACCAGACCAGCATCAAAGACTCCGTGCATCGCGTCTTGGCGGATCAGGTCGATCGGCTGGGGCTTGGAGGCTTCTACACGGTCCAAGAATCAAGCATTACGGGCAAGAATGGGACGGAATTCCTGTTCAAAGGCTTGAAGCGCGACATTGCCCAGATCAAATCGACGGAAGGCATCGATATCTGCTGGATTGAGGAAGCCGAAGCCGTCTCCGACCACTCATGGAAGACCCTGATCCCGACGATCCGCAAGGACAACTCGGAGATCTGGGTGACGTTCAACCCCGGCTTGGAATCCGACCCGACCTACCAGCAGTTCGTGGTCAAAAAGCCGGAAAACGCCATTGTGAGCTACGTCACATTCGATGACAACCCGTGGTTCCCGGATGTCTTGCGGGAAGAAGAGCAAGCGTTACTGATTGCCGACCCTGAATCCCACGCGCACGTGTGGCTGGGCAAGCCATGGGCCAGATCCGACGCTCAAGTGCTGGCTGGTAAGTGGCAAGTCATGAACTTCGAGCCACAGGAGCAGTGGCACGGCCCGTATTTCGGCGCAGACTGGGGCTTTTCCCAAGATCCGACCAGCCTGATCCGATGCTGGGTACATGACAATACGCTGTACATCGAGTACGAAGCGGCGGGAATCCAGATGGATTTCGATAAGACAGAGCGGGCTTTTGACACCATACCAGACTCTCGACGCTACGTCATTCGCTCAGACGCCGCACGTCCGGAAACCATCGCCGAAATGAAAAAGCGCGGGTTCCGCACCGAGGCCGCACCGAAGTGGGCTGGATCGGTCGAGGACGGCATTGCACATTTGAGAAGCTACGCGGCTATTGTCATCCACCCGCGATGCAAGCGCACCATTGAGGAAGCGAGGCTCTGGCGCTATAAGACGGACATGAAGACGGACGAAGTGTTGCCCGTGCTCAAATCCGGCAACGATCACTGCTGGGATGCGATTCGCTACGCGCTCGCGCCCTTGATCCGGAAAGGTCCGACCGCCTTTGTGGTATAAGCACTTGCGCGTTTGCTTGCTTTCGCGTTAGTGTTGTAGCGCGGGAGACTTTTAACGCGGGGCTGTCATTTGTCCGAACGCAAGTCATTTCTCTTGCGCGTGAGCGATGCGCTTCGCGCCTTTTCAAAGAGTGGCGAATCCTCCCGCTCGATTATGCCGGTGACCTACCCCAACTTTCCGGCTGGGGCACAGCAGATGCAGTTGGTCCGCACGGCAGATCCCGGTGAATATCGACGCGATGGACGCACGGTGCGCGTGCAAGGGTTCAATGCCCACCCCGTAGTCCACGCCTGTATCCGCACGATTACCGATATTGTCGCCACGATCCCGCTGGTGGTGTTGCAAGAGAAGGGCGACATGGAGTCTCGGGTGCCTGAGTCGCACCCCCTTCAGCAACTCCTTGATTATCCCGGCGCTCGATTTACCGCCCGTCAGTTCCGCTCGACCTTTGCCGTCAACTTCCTTGGCTACGGCAATGCCTTTTTCGTGATGGAACGCCCCGGCACGACCGGCAAGATTCGCGGCCTCCGTCCGGTCAACGCGGAGTCCATTCAGCAAGTCTGGATTGATACCGATGGCGATCCGCGCCGCTACGATTATGCGAACTGGGCGGGACAAATCGTCCAAGTGCCCGTCGAAAATATGCTCCATTTCAAGGATATCGAGATGGGGCGTCCGTTCGAGGCCGAGGTCTTTGGCTTCCCGCGTGGCGCGACGGCGATTCAGTCCATGCTCTCGGACAACGAGGCCAGCAACTACGTCAGGCAGATTGTCACCAACGACGGCACGCCGACCTTCGCGGTGCTCATGTCAGACGAGGCCACCACGGAAGACGCGCTGGCGATGCAGGATCGCTATGTGGCGCGGGTCGTGGATCGAGGCAAGCGCGGCACGCCAGCCTTCTTTGGCGCGGTCAAGGACATCAAGCCCATCGGGTTCACGCTGTCCGACCTAGAGTTCCCAGACCTTCGGCGTATCTCGCGTGAGGATATCTGCGCCGCCTTTGGTGTGGACCCGCGCATGATCGGTATTGCCTCTGCCTCGAATGACTCGGGGCTCTCTGGGGCGCAGTACGAAGAGGCGCGTGCCCGACTGGTTCAGCACACCATCGAGCCGATGCTCGGCGCCTTCGAGGACGAACTGAACCACTGGCTGGCGCCAGAGTATGGCAACGTCTGGATTTCGTACGACCACGATATGCTCCGCGATCTGGTCGAGAATGACAACGAAACCTCGACGCGCATCCGCGAAGAGATGAAGATTGGCCTTCGCACGTGGGAAGAGGCTCGTCGCGCTATCCGCCTCTCGCCTATGCCGGAGCCGAGCGATACGGTGTTCCAGACGGCTGGCACCATGTATGTCCCCGCCTCTGCGGTGGTCATTGACCCGTCCGCAATCCCCTCTGAGCCCCCGGCGACCGATAACGAACCCATCTCCAATGCCCCGACGCAAGCCGAGGACATGGAGGACGAGATGGAGGACGATATCGACGAGTCGGAGGACGAGGAAATCGAGGAAGAGGAGGAATCGTCTGAGGCTGAAGCCGAGGCGGAGGAAGAGGAAGAAATCGATGCCGAGGAACGCGCTGAAGGCGTCACCAACTTTCCGAGCCAAGGCGACAACAAGAAGGTGTCGCTCAACAACTCGCAGTGGCGGCTCTTTCCGGTCAACGAAGCGCAGGATCTGAAGGACAACTGGCCTGAAATCTGGGCAAAGGGCGGCAACATCCGTGGCAACTCGCAGTTCCGCAAGCTGGCGCCGATTGCCAAGCGTGGCGGAGTTGCAAAGACCAAATCCGAGATGAACGCCGTCAAGCTCCGCGAGGCGTGGGTGGCCCGTCACAAGGGCGACTTCCAGCTTGCCGGAGTTGTGGCGCAGATCAAGTGGCTGGCGGTCGGGGATCGCGGCATCGATCATATGCGGAAGGTCATCCGCGAGGCCAAGGCCAAGCTCAAGGATCGAAGCGACCGGAGCATGGACGAGAAGCGTGCCTACTGGGAACGCGCCGTGCAGGAACTCGACAAGCAAGAGCAGGGCTA